AACGCATCGCTGGTTGCGCTTCAGACCGTGATGGGCGCGATTGCAATGGAGATTAGCGACATTCTGTCTGGTAAAGATCCGCGCACGTTGAACCCAGAAAGCGCCTATGGCCCGAAAAACCTGATTGCCGCGCTACTCAAGGGTGGCGCGCTTGGCTTGTATGGTGACTTCTTGTTTGCCGATGCAACGACGTATGGCCGCACATTGGCTGGCGCAATCGGTGGCCCGATGCTTGGCGCGATTGAAGATACCTACAAGCTGACGGTTGGCAATGTGCAGGAATTGTCGCAAGGCAAAGACACTAATTTCGGTGCGGAGGCTATCAGGGCGGCGAGGGGATATACTCCCGGCGCGTCGCTTTGGTATACCAAGACGGCTACCGATCGGCTGATCTTCAACCAGATGCAAGAGTATTTTGACCCCGGCTATCTTGCCCGAGCTCGAGCAAAGGCGAAGCGGGAATACGGAACGACATATTGGTGGAACCCCGGCCAGCCGATAAGTCGTGCAAGAGCGCCGGAGCTTGAGGCTATCGTAGAGGAATAACTCATGACCGTTTCATCATCGACTGCGAAAGTATCCTATTCCGGCAATGGCTCTACACAAGCCTTTGCTGTCCCGTTTTATTTCCTTGCCAACAGCCAGCTCTTGGTTGTGTTGCGAGCGTCAAGCGGCGGCGAAACGACGCAAGTTCTTGGAACCAATTACACCGTTACTGGCGCAGGCGTTCTGACTGGCGGCACCGTTACGATGACAGTTGCTCCGGCTTCTGGACAGACGCTCGTCATTTCTCGCAACGTCCCGCTGACACAAGAGACGGATCTTCAGCCGAACGATCGGCTTCCTGCCGAAACGCTTGAGCAGTCAATCGACAAGCTGACGATGATTACGCAGCAGCTCGATGACAGCATGGATAGAGCGATTAAATATCCGGTGACAGATTCAACATCGCTGTCGTCAACTCTCCCGGCCTCTGGCTCTCGAGCGAATAAGTTCCTTAAATTTAATGCGTCTGGTGAGCCAGCCGTTACTGATTCCGCTCCAATCAGTAATGCCATATCTGCCGAGGATTATGGTGCCATCGGTGATGGTGTAACGGATGATACAGCAGCTATTCGCGCTGCTATGGATGCTGCTGTTTCAACTGGCAAGACACTAATGCTCCGAACGGGTGCGACTTATTTGTTAAGCACTTGGACTGAGTACAGCACCCCGGGTCGTTTGAGAATTCTCGGTGCGTCTGTAAGCGGATCTTCTGGCAATCCTACTTTGCGCGGCCCCGCCACTACGGTCTCTTGCATTTCTCCGTCAACTAACTTTGAAGTTGAGAATGTGGTGTTTGATCGCTGGACAAGCGCAATTAGCCGCACGACTGCGCAGGGCGGTTCGTTCAACTATTTCAATGTTCGTAATTGCCGGTTCGTTAATTGCACTAGCAACGTCATCATTATTCAAGTCGCAATCGATAACTTTCATATCGAAAACAATGATTTTGAGGGATGCGTTGGAACTTCTGGGTCAACTGCATACGGGGTTCTAATTGGAACCAACACTTATGCTAATCAAGACACTTGGCAGAACGGTTGGATTTCCAATAATCGTTTCAAGAGCTTATCGGCAACTGGAACCCGATCTCTTGCCGCCATCCTAGTTTATGGTCGTGCTATCACGATTGCTGACAACAAGATTGACGGATTGTCGCAAAGCGGAACCGGCGAGGCTTGGGGTATCTACACCAAGGTTCGTTGGGGTCAGGTGTATGGCAACTACATCACTAATGTCTATGCTGCCGGTAGTGCCGACAACCAGGGCATCAATATCAAGGGCAACACCCGTGCTGCTCCGGTTTCCCCGCAGGGTTACTCAAACTCTGTTTGGGGCAACAACGTCAAGAACATTACTAACGGCGTCTCTGCTTCCGGCAAAGGTGGCGCTATTCGCGTACAAACTGACGATGCGGTGGTTTACGGAAACCTCTGCGAAGAATGCGGTATCACCTGTGACGAATCGACAACTTATCAAAACGTACAGATACTTAATAACATCATTCAATGTGCGGCCTCAACAAACATCGAAGGCATTCGATTGGAGGGGGCTGGTACTTTTGTGGTTGCGGATAACAACATTATTCGCAACTGCGTCACCGGAATTTATCTTGCGAGCCCTGCTACCGGCACGATGGCTGATGCTCATATCACCGCCAATAGAATTATCGGCTCGACAAACGGGATCGTTTGGGATGCGTTTGCTGGCGCGACTTTGACCAGAACGGTCATTGAACGAAACGTGGTAAAGAGCGGAAGCTATGGCTTGTTGTACAACGGAAGCGCCGGCACGGTGTCTAACACGCGCATACGTTACAACGACTTTGACGGCGCTAGCACCGCTGTTGCTGGCAGCGTTGGAACAAATGCGATCATCGTTGGAAACATTGCATCTAACTTGACTGCGCCTGTCACGACGATTGTGACTAACTCGCTGGTTCAGCGGGACGCCACCAACAGTTACGGTTATACCGTCAACTCTGACGCTGCCAAGATTCTGTGGAACACCAACTACGGCGGCGCTTACTTTGCGTTCCGAGTTAATGCCAACCCTAACGACACCTTGGCTATCAAGGAATACAACGTTGGGATCGGCACAGAAACCTTCGGCACTAGCGCCGAAAAGGTATTAGCAATCGCCAACGGTACGGCTCCGTCAACGTCACCAACAGGCGTGGGTCAGTTGTACGTTGAATCTGGCGCGCTAAAGTATCGAGGCGCTGGTGGAACCGTTACGACGATTGCGAATTCGTAAGCCGAGCGATCTCTGCCTTCAAGGCATTGATCTCATTCGCTAGGGTGCTGGCCTCCGTCCAGAGGCCGCGCATCCTGACGTTTGCTAGTGCGTTATTGATTCGCCAGTCACGTTCTTGGCCGTAGCCCCACGGTGCGGCCTTGAGCTCGTCTGCCCACGCTCCCGCTGGGCTTTGATTGTCGATCGTCATATTCGACCTCATCTGTGCCGGGTTCGTAACTGAAATGGTTGCAGCGATATTCTGCCGGCCAATCATTAGCGGTGCAGAATAACTGCTTGCCGTCATGCTTGGAGTAGCGGCAGCTTCGACAGTTCACACTTTGCCTTCTTTGCGTAACTGGTTGATCGTGCGCACCATGCCTTCGAGATGCGCGATTCGCACATAGTCTCTGGATAGCCCCATGTCTGCGCGTCGATCGATGGCATCGTGACAAGCAGAGCAGGCCCATGCGCCGAGCAGATCGTCTGCCTTGATCCCCATGCCGGATATGCCAGCCATGCGGATATGAGCGAGCACAACGGTCTCGCTATTGCAGTTGCAGACTTCTGGTATGCGCACCATGCAGGGCCGGCCTCGAGCTTCGTTGCGTAGGTTCATGCGTAATAGGCCGGCGTGAGCTCTCGCATTGCCGTTGCAGATTGATCCTCGGATGTCTGCTGCCGGGTGCGGAAAAAGCCTGCATGGTCTGGATACATCTTCATGAATCTGCGTGAGTAGAAGGCGCGATAGTTGTTGTTCAGTTTGAACGAGGTTAGTCCGTCGCCGCCGACGCTATCCTTCTCCCATCGTATGCGTTCGAAGATCGCATTCACGGAATAGTTTTTATATCCGCGATCGATCATCTGGAATGTGAACTGCACGAACATATCCCAAACTTCGGGATGCCGCCGATGAAACTCGGCGACTTGCTGCCTCATCTCCTCATGCCTATTCATACGATGGCTCCGGTATGTGGATGCCGAGCTCCGCGCATTTGGCCTCGATCAATGCGAGGTAGTCGCTGAACTCCTGCTTGGTGAGCTTGCTGGATCTGCGGATCGGCTTGTGTCGCTTGCGGCCAAAGCCTTCGATAATCTCGGAACCGAAAGCCTCGATCAGGAAATACTCATGCAGATCTGCTGTCGTCCAACCTCGCAGCGTCTCGCCGCCTCCCTCGAGGATGGATGGATACACCACGCCCCAAAGGAAGGCATTCTGCTGGTCGCTGCGTTTCGGCTTGAATGCCTCGATCGTGACTTGCCATGAAATGGCAGGGTCGAGCCCCCGCACCAAGACCGAGACCGCCGAAGCGATCTGGTCTGGTTGAGTGCCGCGAGGGAATACTCGTTTCATACTCCGCACATCCCTTCGCATTCGTTGTTGAACATATCTATTTGCCCGTGATCCTCGGCCGTGGACAAATCGACTTCAGCTAATGGCTTGCATGATCGATGCATAAACTGTTGGCCTTTCATGCCGGGTTGATTTCGGATTGCAGCATCAACTTCCAAGGCATCAGCCCAAGCCTCTGGATCTGCTTTGATGGCTCTCCACTCGTGATCGTTATGAAACGGGCAGCCAATGCAGCTTGATTTCGGTGGTAGCGGATAGCCTTTGCGCTCCATCCATGCAAGGCAATCCGAGCGGCTCATGCCTTTTTCAATGAGAGGCCATCGATGGATCTTCCATGCGTCTTGTGAGGGCTTCATGCGAAGCGCCTCATCTGTGCTGATCCCGATGAGCATTTCACAGAGATGCCCCCCCCCAGCGCGCTGCCGAGGGGCAAGTCCGAGAAGCTCTCGCGTCTTGCGAGTGAGCGGCTGAATCTTATATTCGGCTGTGCATTGCCGCCGTCCCATAGCGCGATCGCCATCTGGGTTGAGGATGTGCCAAGGAATTGCGGCAACTCGCTTCCCTTCTTTTCTTGCAATCGTATCCTCTCGGATGTTGCCGCGCTGCACTCTATGAACTGGATACGGCAGCTGCTTCTCAAGCCAATCCAGCCACTCATAAACCTTGCGCGGTTCCCACCCAGTATCGGCAAAGATTGCTGCATTAACTGGCTCCAGTTCGCCGTGGGCAATCATCAACGCAAGCGTCGATGACTGCACCCCGGCTCCGAGTGATAGGAATCGTTTCAAAACGGGATATCCCCGATCTCGTCATCGGTAAACGTCTCGACGACTTGCTGCTGCTTCGGTGCCTGCCGCGGTTCGGCAAGACCATCCTTCGGCTTGACCGATAGGCTGAAGAACTTCTGTCCTGCCAGCCTGCCGTTCTGTCCGGTCTTGAGCCAGCCAGAGAGCCAGTACTCGACGCCGTTGATGTTGATGCTGCCGGTGTAGTCCGGCTGGTTCTCGCTCTGCTTGCGATCGTTCTTGGCTAGCAGTCCACGGTTGGTGTTATCGAATTGCTTCACAGGCTCATCTCCTTTAGGGCTTTGGTTTTGCGTCGAACTTCTTCCAGGAACTTCTCGACCTTCTCGGTCATGTGCAGAATGTCGGCCTGGTTGCGGATCACGCGGATCACGTTAAGGCGCAGGCGCTCCGGCAGCTTCGGCTGATACACGACGTAATCGCACCAGTCTCTGCCGGTCACGGCGAGCTGCCATTGGATCTGGTTGTAGTGGTCGGTCGGAACTTTCTTCGACTCAAGTAGGTCTAACGCGGTCGCCGGCTGGACGCACTTGATTTCGATCAGGCCATCGTCGCCAACGAGGCCATCCGGTGAGCAGCCTGCCTCGAGCTTCGGATGCCGGACGAATCCGGTCTGATCGACGATGACCGCATTGCGAGCCATATAGGCAGCGCGCGCCTCATCCTCGGTGTCGATGCCGTGCTGCATCGCGGGGCTTACATACGTCTCCGTAGCCTCCCCCGTGAGGCGCTCGCAGACGAGCTGTGCCTGATAGTTGCGATAGCCTGCTTTGCTGCTGTCCATCAAGACGTTGCTGATAGCACTTCCGGTCACAAGGCCCAAACGAGCCGAGTACCATTCTGGTGATCGTTGTTCCATTATTCCTCCGCTGAATGCCAATCGGTTTGCCGGCGCAGAAACGTCGGCCATGAAAGCGTGTCCGTGAATGAGCGATCTTCGAGCAGGACATGGTTTGTGGGCTGGGCGGTGTATCGCCCGTTGGTAAGCTGCATGAAATAGAACTCTTTGGATTGCGTCGGTGTGGCGCTAAACGCATCACCGATCGGCACCAAAGTAAACAGATAGTGTCCCTGATATTCCCCGCCCTTGCACTTGGCTTTGCCGTTCATGCCAGCAAGGTACGGGTACTCAATCATGCTGAACTCGTATCCGTAGGCGTCCCATGCCTGGGCGTCGGCAGCAGTCCACGGTGCTGCGGTGTTACGGTGCGCAACCTGGTGCAACGGCACGTTACGGTAAACCGCTCCGCACTCGAGCATGACATGGCAGCCAAAGGCGCGCCCCGGGTAGCAAGTCAGACCGAACCAGACGCCCTGCAACCAGTCATGCTGGCCGAGGGCGTTGGGCTCCACCCAAACGTACTGGTGCGCTGGCAGCGCCCCTGCGTGGGTGTAGAGCATCAGGCAAGCTCCTTCTTGCGAGCGGCAAACTTGTCGATGTAGTTCTGCCGGGTCGATTCCGGCAGCGACTTGAATAGGATGGTCAGCGCATCAACGCTGGTGCAGACGGCGAGCTTGGCATCGATCTCGGCGTCCATCTCCTCGCGCTCTGCTTCCGGCAGATCCTCGCCGGCATAGATGTAGAGGCCGAGGCCGTGGATCGCGATGCACTTGGCAAGGCAGCGCATGATGGCGGTGTTGACCGAGAAGCTGTTCGGATTCTCGATCGCCTTGTTCTTGGCATCGAGCACCGGCAGCAGGCAAGTCTTGATGTCACCCTTGATCTCGACCGAGACCTTGACCATCCCGGTGCCATCCTTGAGGTACATCAACGGCAGGCCGTCGTACTCATGGACGGTGTATCGAGCCGCGGGGTCGATCTTGAGAACCTCTGCCCAAGCCCATGCCCACGACAGGTATGAGAGGCCGAGCTTCTTCTCGACATGGTCGTTGACGTTAATCTTCAGCAATTCGCTCATGACAGGCTCCCGTAGATCTTGTCTAGTTCGGTTTCGATTGTTGCGTTTAGCTCAGCGAGGGCTCGATCGCAGGCAACGATGCGCTCCTGCTCGTCGCGTTCCTGCGCCTCGATCTCCTGCTGGTGCCACCAGCTCTGATCGTCGTTACCCCAAGGGGCGTTATCGATGTGCATTGATGATCTCCTGTTGTGAGCAGCCGCCGTCACCGCACGGGTCGAGTGCGGCAGCCAGTAAGAATAGGGCGATGAGCCCGATGAACTGCGGCCACGGCGACTTCATCGCTCTTCTCCCGCCATGCTCTGGACGCCGGCAACGTAGCCGTCAGACTTGCCCAAGGTATAGGCGTACTCGATAGCCTGCTTGACAAGGGGATCAAGCGACTTGTTGCCAATAAGGCTGGTCAGATCCGCAATGATGCGGTCGAGCTCTGACTGGTACTGGCGCGCTTGAAAAGTAGCAACGCAATGTTCGGTGTTCATGCGACCTCCGCGAACTTGGCTTGGGCAAGGGTGGCGCAGATGCGGAAGAACTTGACCTGGTTGCATTCTTCTTTCTGCTCGGCGAGCCACTCGACGCAGGCCTCGAGATGCTCGGGGCCGTCGGTGTACAACTTGACTTCGCAATCGACGCAAGAGAAGTCCATCGCAGGCTGGCAGCCGCAGTCGCTGCACATAAGGGCGAACGTCTCGCAACGCTCGCAGTACATACCGAACTCGTCGTTCTGGTCGTAGCCTTCGCTGAAGATCTGCATCGAGGCGCAGCTATTGCAGTAGTGCTTCTTCATCGTCGTCTCCTGTGTGTTGTTTTGCTCGACGGGAGAATGTTAGCACAGGCTGCTATCTTCATGTCAACACTTGCTAACAAATTATTTTCTGGGCATCATGCGCGGCAGGAGGATCTATGACATTCACGGAACTACTGTCCCACTATGGGACACAAGCAGAGATCGCCCGGGCGTATGGCGTCAGCCGTGCATCGGTCAATCGTTGGGCAAAGACAGGCGTGGTGCCGGAGCTGCGGGTATTGCAGTTTGAGCGCAACCAGAACCCGCAGGAGCGTCGGCTGGAGCGCAAGCGCCTACAAGTCGAGGCTGCCCGTCGATGGGCTGAAAAGGGCTGACAATGCCTAGAAACGACAAACCCCCTTTCGGGGGCTTGACGCTGCCGGGGGAATGGCATTACGCTTGGTTTGCGATCGAGCGTGATGGAATTCTGATGAACCGTTCTGGTTCTGTCAACAACTCTGTTACGCAAAGAAGCTCGGGATCTCTGGACGGGGAAACAACGCGCAGAGAATCCTTAAACCCACACCGGGGCGGCCAGCCTGTGGGTGCGCAGCGTGTCGTCGGGAAGCGCAAATGGCAATCGGAGCAATCCGATGAAATGTAGCCGACAGCAGGGTGGCTCCGTCAGTCATCAAATCTCTGCACGATCCAGCATTAGGCGTATTCCGTCTATGCTCCGTGCAGAGTTCACCATCAGTCATCTGGTCTAAATCAATAACTACAGGAGAAAGTCATGGGTGATGAGTTCATGTATACCCCTAGCGTATATACACAGAAACCTGAGAAGAAAGCTGAAGATCGTAGTGACTATGCTGTTAAGAATTCAGCAGAGTATTGGGCTACAGCAGTTAGTGAAAATCCCCTCAATCGTCTACGTCTACTCGATGCCAAGCTCGCTAGACCCGGCGTCGATGTTGAGTCCATCAAAGCTCGTGCTGGTGAACTGATTCGAGAGATCGGTGCTGCCAAGGTTCTCGGTGATCCTGATTGCATTGGTCTTGTGCGACAACTGTTCGGTCAACGCGGTGTCGATCGGTTGAAAGAGAGGGCATCGGCATGACCGACGCTATCAACCCGCTGCATTACAAAACTGGTGACATCGAGTGCATTGATGCCATCCAAGCACAACTCTCGCCTGCTGAATGGCGCGGCTACCTTCGCGGCCAGATCGCTAAATACAACTGGAGACTAGGCTTGAAAGATTCCGTCGAGCAGGACGCCAACAAGCTGCTGTGGTACGCGATGCTGCTAGCCGGGAGAGATCCTCGTGCATGACGACGCATACCGCAGGCTCTGGGCCTCGGTTCTGTATCAAGCGATCGCTGACGCTAACCGCAAAGGCATCGCTCGAGCAGCCCTGCATTGGATCTATTCGCCGCACGATGAAGCCGGAAGCTTGCGCTGGATCTGCGATATGCTCGATTACAACTACAACGAGGTGCAGCGTTTATGCATGACTCGAGCAGGACGATCAGAGATTTTACGGAGGGGTCGTGTTAGAGCTAACCCTACCTTGGCCGCCTTCGATTAACCATTACTGGCGCAACTATCGTGGCCGCACCGTGATCTCGAGCGACGGTCGGCAGTACAGGCTGGACGTATCCTATCGGATACTCGAGCAGGGAATCCCGCGGGATC